TCTCTAAACAAACTACTTGCTTCACCTTCGCTAATAAAAGGATACTTCTGTGTGATTCTAAATCCTTCCACAACAGTAGATAATGTAAGTAGTCCGTTATCGTTTTCTATTGTTATATGCATTCACATGTTTTGCATTGTCTTTTATCCACTTCGCTTGTTTTCCACTCTCTCTTCTTTCTTGAGCGCTTTTCTTCAAACACTCAACACAGGGTTTGTTTCCTGAAGAATACCTCTCCGTATTTCCACAGGTCCTACAAGGTTTACCAATAAAAGTAGATGTCATCCGTTTCTCATCTTCGAGTGTACGCTGTCTTTTATGCTGTTATAATCACTCCAGTTTGCACTGTCAAGCTCATTGGCATCAAACACTTCATCAAAGTCAGTTCTTTCCAGAATCTTATTCTTAATCTCCAGTTGTTTCTTCTCCATGGAGATTCTTCTTAGAAAGGCAAAGTAAATGATTTGTGTGAAATAAGCAAATGGATTCTTTGATTTCTCTGGATTGAAGTTGAGAATGTAACGAACACAGTTCTCAATTCCATCACAGATCATGTCCTCCTTGAACATGTAATTCACAAAGTTAGGACGGAAAGACAACCTGTTTGCCATCTTTAGGAAACAATCACCAATGTAACGAGGGATCTGAGGTCTTGGTAATCCTTTTTCTTCTGCTCTTCTTACATCAGCAATGTAATTTTCTAACGCTTCAAGGAATTCCTGATTATTTACATAATGCTCTGGTTTTTTCTTTGATTTAGTCATCACTGAGTAAGCTGTTTTGAAAGTCATAATGAAACTTTACTTACTGATAAAAGTTTATCAGTTTATCCAAACATTGTCAAGTGTCACATTTCTTAATGAGGGGCTTGACAAGTCTCTAAACCATCATTAGACTTGGTTTGTTAAGGATGAATGGGATGGCTCTAGAGCTTATAAAGCTTCTCTAAGGCTTTCTTGGCATCATCAATGGTTCCTAAGTAACCCATCTTAGCTGATGGTTTGGGATTCACTGGTTGATTAGACTTCTTGAGGTAGTCTTCATAATAAAGAATCATCTCAATGTCTCTTGATTCAGACATTGTTAAAATGTCATCCAAAGAAATCACAAACATGTCTTCAGAGGTTGTCTTCATCCATGGTTCCATCTTATAACCCATCTGTTTCCCCTTAATCTTAATTGGTTCAACAACAATTGGATTACATAATAAGATGTGTGTAACACCATCCTCGTCAGAGGATGCCACTTTGGAATAAATCTCCTCTCCGTTCTTTAGTTTGATTGATGCGTAGAAATCATCCGACATTGACATTGGTTTTCTTCCTCACTTTATATCTTTTTCCATTATCACGACGAAGAAACACAGACCCCCTATTGATGTGTCTTTGAATGGTTGACCGATTCCAACCATCTCTTTCGCATTCTCTCATGGAATAGTAAAAGTATTCCTCATTTCCATCAACTTCTTCAATAAAAATGGGAGAACCCTTCTTTCTCACCATCTCATTCCAAATTGGAAGGTTTCTGTAACGTTCAGTTTGCTTAGCCTTCTTGTAGGTATCTACAATCTGTTTTCTTCTTTCATCAGAGTATGAACGCCAGCGGTCTTTGGTTTTATCACTCATCAATCGAATTGATTCAGATGAATGTTTTCCTACGCTGTTACCACCTCTCTGTATATTTAGTGGTGGTTTGAGTTTATCAATCCAATAAATCTCTCTTTCATTTAACTCACTGGGTGTGTTACACTTCTCAATCTCACCAATAATAAAGAACTCCTTACCATACTTCCTCATTGAGTTATGAAGACGACTTGTGTAATCATTTCTATTACAATCGCAATCATGGCGAGATAAACGACCTCTCAAATCGGTTATGGTTTGACCGATGTAAAACTCTCCTGTTATAATGTTTTGTATCCGATAGATAATCATTCCTTCAAATCAACAGAAGTGATTTCGTAATTGAATTGTTCTGAAACGTATATTTTAACACGTTCAATAAAATGATTCAATGTAAAGTTTTTACGTCCTCCGAATGTAATGTCATCACAGATGTCGTATAACTTCGCCTTCACTTTGCCGTTTCCTTTTCTCAAGACACGACCGATACTTTGGAGATTTCTAATGCGTGACTTATTTGGGGAAGCAAAGATAAGATTGTGGAGTTTCTTAATGTTAATTCCCGTGCTGAAGCACCCATAAGAAGCAACGATGATGGCGTTGTTTTCACGTTCAGTGATACTGCGAACCTCTTCACGATCTTCAGTATCGACACCACCATGAATAAAGAAGACTTTACGATCTTCATCCACCTTATTATTTATTAGGTCTACAATCAGTGCCCCGTGAGTTTCCACTCGTGTGTAAAGAACCAGTGTGTTTCCTTCTAAGTTACAAGCAAGATTAGAGATGAACTTATTTCTTCGTTCATGACTAATCAGATACTTGATCTCATCTTCATAAGTTTCAAACTTACGAGGAGTGTGTTTGAGAACAACACACTGAATGTCCAACAAAGCCAGATGACCTTGTTCCTGAAGTTTGGCTGTTTGTGTAACCTTATAAGAAGGACCAAACAAACCCTCTAAGACCCACTTGTGTGTCTGTGTACCATCAAGAGTTCCTGTGAACCCATAACGATACTTGGCGTCATGTAACTTCTCCATGATGCCAATCAGAGACTTACTCTTGAACTGATGAGCTTCGTCTCCTATCACTACATCATAAGCGTCAAAGAAGTTTTTGTCCAGTTGATAAACCGACTGCCATGTGGTGATAGTAACTTCATTGGTGTTAACTCTTTCACGACCGGCATAGATGCGATGACAATGATTATCTGCATCCCAACCATAGGACTTGAAGTCCTCAAACATCTGTTCCACCAGAGAGGTCGTAGGAACCACCAGAAGGACCTTTCTTCGACATCCCACATGAAACCTCACAACGGAGTAAATCATCAGGGATTTCCCCGATGCAGTGGGACTGAGAAGGAGTTTGCGGTTATACCTCAGAGCATCATAAACCGCATCAATCTGATAATCTCTGGGTTTGATGTCAGATCCAATGATGGACTTCATGTAATCTTTGACACCCTCTTTTGAAATCATGTCATTGACTTCAAAGGGAAGACCATAAAACTTATTGTTCTTGAACTCATAAGTGTATCCTGCGTTCTCACAGAATGCCACTAACTTATCCAACAATCCAACATAAAGACGTTTGGATCTCAGATCAAACAAATGAATTTCACCATTCCAGTTTCTTTTACGAAACTGTGGCATAAATGATTTTCCAGGCACCTCAAAGGTAAACCGATCTCTCAGTTCATACTGAATGTAAGGTTCCGCTGTAATCTTTAGATGAACTTCATTGATTTTTTCAATGATAACATCCATAAAATAACTTCATCTGAAGCTATTTATTAGCAGTCGTGAAACTTGAAATCTAGAATTGCACGATAAAGATTGTTCTTTAGGTTGTTTAGGTGCTCTTGTTCAAAGGGATGATTCTTTGGTGCTCCTTCCCAATTCTCAAGTCTTTTGCACACGCAATCATAAAGAAGATAGACATCTTCGATTGAGAAGTCGAGGAGATAACTGTCTTCCTTCATTAACCTAAACCTGCCATGAAACGTTGATAGTCGATGCTGTTTTTAATCTGAAATCCTCTGTTGTGAATCATCTTTAGAATGTCTTCAAGATAATTCAACATGGTTTGATAATACTCACACTTTAACGAAAGTCCTGAGAGTTTATCATCTGCATCCATATACTTTTGCATAACCTCTTTATCCCGAATCTTTTTTGGGAATGGGTCTTTGACGTAGACTTCTGGGTCTGCTTTTCCTGAATAGTATTCGTATCTTTCATGTCTGACATTCTTTCTCTGTTGCTCCGCTCTCTTCTTCAAAAGGACAATGTTATTATAAAGGTCAAAGTACTTGGCATGAAGTACTGGGATATTTAGAGACTCCATGTGAAGATTGTCAGGATCAATCTTTGAATCCTTCAACCACATCTGTTGAATTGTCTCAAGGTTGTGTACCTGAGTTCCTTTGGATTTGTCCACAGCAATCAATAGGTCCAATGTTATAAACAGTATACTTGAAT